TAGAAATTGTAGTCCATTGGTCTGAACTTACACCAAAAGCTATCATGATTGCAGATAATCCTGCATAAGTTGATGGCTCTTTTAATCTATCTAGTATTGTCCACATAAAATACTCTCCTTGTAAATTTAAACTTGCCAAAAAACTAATGACATTGGCAAGTCTTCATCACCACTTTGTTGTGTGGTGCTGTTTCTACCTTTATATTCTACATAATCTGACTGTAAGTTGTAAAGGGTTATATTTCGCATCCTGTTGTCACCTTGACCACCACCACCACGAAAACCCCATGTAGCACCATAATTGCCAGAAAACACTATTGTAAATGATGTTTTGAACTTACCTAATGCAGTTCTAGTAACTGAAGAAATATTATATTGACTACCTACTAGCGTCCCTGTTGCATCATGATTTACCCATGCTTTTGGCACACCTATCATAACTGGCGCACCTGTACCACTTGTCTGGTCTGCTATTGATTCAAAGTTATTTTGCATTGCGTTCATTATAGATGCAGTTAATACTTGTCCAGAAGAAAATGATAAATTTGTGAAATCCACTATACTACCCTCTCAAAAAAAACTGCTGTTGCTTGTACTGGAGCATGAAAACTATGACCTTGGTCATTAAAATTGTGATGATAAACTGATTGAAAATTAAATGGTGCTGTACCAGAATTAAAATAAGTCATTGCATAAACAACTGTAGAATTACCATTGGTTGTGTCATGTGCATTACCTAATGCATATATTGATGGATGTGTTAAAGAACTAACTGTCACCATTGAATATGTAAAAGAAAAATTTATATTGTAAGAACCAGCAAAGTTTTCTGTTACTGAACTTACGTTTTTTGAAAAATTAATTGATGTTCCAGAATAATTAACTATTGCCAAAGGTCTACCAATCATGTTTGGAGAACCTGTTTCTTGATTTGCCAAAGCATAAAAATTTGAATGTACTGCTGTCATTGCAGAATCAGTCAATGTATTACCAAAACCAAAAGTTACTTCATTAAATGCCATTTGTTGCCCATGCCATTACTACAGCTCTATTAGCATTAACAGGGTCTGTGTTACCTGAGTCTGATGCTCTGTAATAAATTGTTATGCTGCTTGTGCTTTTAGATTGACAAGCAAATTGAAAGTTACGCCCTTCTACTGTGCCTACTTTTTCACCTTGAAAAGCTGTGCAATATGTTTCTGTTGTATAAGGTATTGACCAATTGACTTGATACGTACCAAGAGAATCATAAGTTACTGATGACAAACCATCACCAAATACTGTTTCGGCTACACCGTCTGCTGCAAAATAAGCAGTCTTGACTGCTCTACCTTTAAAATAAGGTTGTGTAGAATTATGTGCTAATGTTTCTGTGCCTTCGACTATTGCTGAAAAATTACCTGTCAATGAATTAAGTTGACCTGAGGTAAGCTTTTGTCCTACTGTAAAAACTAAAGGTAAAAATGGCATATTCTAATTATAAACTTTTACCCTAATACTGCAACAGTATTGTTAAGAGTACCAAGCTCTGCGTCGTCTAATTCAAATACAGTTAAATTAGCAACACTTATTCCATGACCTACTGACAAATCAAATTCTTGTGTTTGATTTTCCATATCTACTTTTGTTCCAATTATAGTATATGGGTCACCCTGTATATCTAGCTCATCAATGTTTACAAACATCAAATCACCTAATTGTTGTTGCATAAATTTCATAGGTGTTTTTAAAGTAATTTCTACTTCAGGTTCTCTTCTTCTGAATGTAATTCTTTGACCTAAGTTTATAGCAGCCGCAGAATTGATATGCCAGAATAATTTTGTTGTTGGTGATTTTTGTATAACACCATATGAGTTTTGTGAACCAGTATTGTTTATAACAATTGATGCATGAGGATTTTGTGACAATTGATTAGACTGAACACTAAAAGAAGTTGGAACTACATATTGATTACACATATCATAAGCATCACCTCTTGCTGAGATTGTTACTATATCTGTTCCTGAAACTACTGCACTAAAACTATTTGTACCAATAACATTTCTTCTAAAGTAAATTTTGTTATTTGCTTCTATATATATTGCTGAATCTGTCATCTCTTGTGCTGATTGTAAAGCTTGGACATAGTTTGTTCCATAAGGGAAAAATGCGTGACCTACTATTGCGTCAGACCCTAAACTACTTTTCCAAGCTGTAAAAGATTCAAAATCAATGTCTGGGTTAGTTACAGATTCTATAGAACTTAAACCAGCTCCATAAGAGTTAGCTGTTAATATATCAAATGTTATATCTGCTGGATTATATGGTGTGTTAGTAAACAATGCACCATTTCTAGAAGTTGTATCAATTGAAACAAACGTTTGTGACAAGATATCTAACTGATTTCTAAATTGCATTGTAGTTTTTCCATTGCTGTAATTAGCATTTATTAAGAAACCTTTGCCCATACAAGCTAAGTCTATGTGTGACGGATTAAACTGATAACCATAAGACACTTCACCAAGTTGTCTAAATTTTGTTCTATCTTGTATCAACACATTCATTGTTTTAGATGCATTTTCTAATATGATAGAAAAAGGTTTACCAACTACATCTTTGTAATTACGAGAAACAGTTGGGAACTTTGTCACCATTTCTGAAAGATTAGAGTTTTGAAAACTAAATTGTCTTACGATTGAAGATGGATTTGTTGATTGTTGTTTATTTAAGAAAAATGGTGTTAACTCGTGACCTATTCTACATTTACTTTCAACAATTGTTGAAACAAAAACTGTTCCAACTTCTGTTTGTAAATCTACACCATCTGTTAATAAACCACGCCCAATTGATGGTGTCCCAACCACAGTTTCAAAATCAACACCAGTTGGTATAAGCGATTCAGAAGTTGTTAAGAATAATGAGAATGAACCAACTGAAGTTTCAAAGTCTACACCTGTTGGACTTAGACCTTCAAAAGATGTTGCAAGTGTAAAACTACCAACTGTAGTTTCAAAATCAACCCCATCTATCTCTAGTCCACTTTGTAAAAGCTGATAATTAATATAAGGGTTTTTATGCCAGTAACCTCGAATTACAGGTTTTTGTTCTTTTGGCAGACCTGTGTAATAAAGGGAATATTCTTCTAAACCTGGTGTTCTACTCTTTGGTGTTTTTGGGTTTAAATCATTTATATCAAGATAATAAAATGATAAATGGTTATTTTTTGGTGTTCTAACCTTCTTATCTTTTGATATTAAATGATAAGTTGATTGAGCTCTATATGTACCAATGAAACTTCCAAGCATAGTTTAATTATATACTATGATTTAGAATTGAGTAATTTCAAAAGGTACAGTAGGTCCAGTTCCAGAACTTAAGACTACAGTTATGCTAAAACCTTTGTTTGTGTGCATTGGTGGTTGAAAGAACATTGGCTCAGTTTGAGCACCAGAGAAATTGTCTTGGGTTACTGTTATATGACCAGATGCAACAATTGTGCAATTTTTTACATTTATATTTAAATTAGCTCCAGATACCATTGGAGTTAAATCTATTAAAGCAGAATAAATTCCACCAACAGCAGTTGAAAAAACTGTTGTTGTTCCACTTATTGCTTGTGCCCCTGTTGCTACTACTGTCTGTGCCATTACTTATCTCCTAAATCATTATCCCATATTGCTTTGAGTTCTTCAACTGTAGAAGCTGAATCAATCTCTGGCTTAGATGGGAAATCTCTTAATTTATTTTTAGTTGCTACTATTGCAGAAGTATCTTCTCCTGCTTCTTGTGCTCTGATATATTGAATATCTAATTCTTCAAGTTTTGGTTTTCTTGCATTTCTTATTTTATCTCTCCAGACATCTCGGGCTTTTTCCATATCTATTGTTGGATTCATGTCTGCATCACAAGACCAAGCATTTCTAAATACATTATCAAGGGAATCAAGGTCTGTTCTGTCAATAATCTTTGCACCCTCTGGACAATCTTTTTCTGCTATTTGCTCTACAGTCAGACCAGAATTTAATGCTGGTACACATACTGCCATGATTCCGTTTTCTTGATTATAAATAATAACTTTACTCATACTTAACTCGGTTTAGGATATGTAGATTTTACCTCAGCAATGTGGTCTTTCCAAGTAGTTGTACCATCAACACTATCGTGATACTGCATATCAAGTTGGTCTTCAAGTGGTTTATATGCTTTTGCTCTATCTCTTTGATATTGCTTTGCATCATAATCTGCTTGAAGCTCTGCTTGTTTTGCAGTTATCTGGTCATTGGTAATATTGTTTGGATTACCATCATGCCATGTAATACCATCTAAACTTTCGCCATTAACACTTACTTGTGCATTTGGGTCTAAAGCTAAGATTGATGATATTATATCTGCCATAATTATCTCCTTTTTTAAATATACCTCTTATGATGTGCTAAAACAAGCTACTGATACATTTGCTGCATCAACAGAACTATTTGCATTATCTCTATTTGATAATCTTACACTATCAACTTTTTTGTTCGTAGCTGGGTTTGAATCACCTTTCATACATAATGCAGAAATATTATCACTATCTCTCATTGACATTCCAACACAACAATAATCATCATTTGGCAAAGCAGATGTATAAACAACTGTGTAATCTCCAGTTCCATTATCTGTAATAGATGAAACATTAAAATCATCTTCAATAGTTGGTGTTCCTGTGCCAATAAAAGAAACCCAAGCTAGTGGAATATTATCATTAATAGCTGTTTCAGTTTTTGCTTTTGTTATAATTCCATCACTTATTTGTTGTGCTGATGTTATTTCTCTACCACCCTGTATTGCCATTACCCTGCTATCTCCATTAATGTTAAAGTTGTTGCACCTGTAAAACCTGTATTTAAACCTCTACGATTAATATACATTGTTGCATTAGCTGTAACTACTTTTAATTTATAAGTCAATTCAGATGTGCTAGATGGGCTATCTATATATGTTCCAGTCATAGACATCATTGCATTATTATTAGTAGAGCCACCTGTATTGATAAGAGCAGATGTGATTCCAGCACTTGGCAATCTAGTAGAATCTCTCTCTACAAAAAATGAAGCATCACCATCTGAAGCATTTGTAAAAGGTATAACAGCTTGAACATAAATTTTACTTGAAGTTGAGATTGGAGTTATTGAAGCAGTTAACAAGTCTGCTGCTGTTGCACTACTGTGAGTTGACTGTGTGGTATTTACTGCATTTATAACTTGTAATATTTTGCCAGGAGTTGCTAACTTAGAACTTACAATACCTGCACTATCAGCTATTTTAGCATTAGTTACTGTTCCATCTTCTATTCTACTTATTCTTCCTGCTACTGGCATTATCCTGCTATCTCCATTGCTGTTATAGTTGATACTGTTCTACCATCTTCATCATTTGTGCTTGTGTGGTCACGACCACTTCTATTTAAATATGATGTTGCACTACCATTACTTGCCCAAACCCATTTGTAAGTTGTTGCACTTGTAGTGTTAGGTGAATCTTGATATTGTCCAGAAGCACAATCAAGTTTCCAAGGATGACTAGCATAGCTACCACCTTGTCCTTGCGACATTCTAATTCTAGTGCTTGAAGCATCACCTAACAGTATGTCAGTTGTTCCTCTTTGTAATTTCATATAGGTTACATTATCAGAACTACTACCAATCATCATATTCCAAAGAATTAATATTTTACTACTTGTTGCTGATGGTGTTATTGTTACTGAAAATCCAGTTACATCTACAAAAGCTGTTTCTGCTGGAGAAGATGTTGAAAATGTATCTGTTTTAGTTGTTTGCACTATTTGTAAAACTTTACCAGCAGTTATAATTTCTGAAGCACCTAAGTCAATTGATGCCT